AGTTGCAGCAGTGGTACTAACAGCTAATGTAACTTTTGATTTACCTTCAAATCCTACAACAGGACAATACATTTCTATTCTTTGTATTCAGGATGGAACCGGAAGTAGAACTATTGCCTGGAATGCTGCATTCGAGTTTACAGGGGGAACAGCCCCGACGGCTACAACAACTGCAGGCAAGGGTGATTTATTTACCTTTAGATATCACAATTCACATTGGGTAGAAGTTGGAAGGAACCTTAACTTAACGAGAGCTTAATATTATGTTTGCATTAGTACAAGACGGATCAATTACAAAACACTTAAATAGTAATAGAGGACTTACTATTGGAGATATTCAATATCCAGGAGATATATTCTCTAAATGGACAGAAGCTCAAAGAAATGCCATAGGTATTTTTGAAGTTATTCAAAACAACGCTAAGAAAAAAGATGAAGAGTATTATATAAATACAAATCAAATTTTTACTTATGACGCAGATGCGGGAACAGTAACCGCGACTTATGGTGACGCAACGGCTAAAGCTCATGCGGATACTAAATGGACTCAAAAACAAATTGATGATGGAGAGGCTCCAGCGGGTGCTGATACAGACACTGTTGCAGTTGAAGGTTTAAAAACAATTAAAATTAGATCAGTTAAACTACAAGCTGCTGGAATTTTAAAAGATACAGATTGGTATATTGTTAGAAAAGCAGATGCTGGAACAGCAGTGCCATCAGCAATTACAACATATAGAGCAGCAGTGCGGACTAAATGTGCTGAAATGGAAACTGCAATTACCAATGCCTCAAATACTCCAGCAATTGAAACTTTATACACGTATGTAAATACAGCAGATGAAGGGGATCCTGTTGTAATGGAAAGACCACTAGGAGAGTTCCCAGTATTAGGATCTTAACATGGCTTTTCTTATAGGTGGAGCAAATTCAGCAGCAGATACAGGATATGAAGTAGCCAACTCATGTAGGTTTGAAACTGATACAGTAATGAAGCGAACAAATGCTTCTACTTCAACAAATGGAACACAAGGTTGTTTTTCAACTTGGATTAAAAAATGTAATGTAGCAGGAACAGGTGGTGGAATTATAACAGGTTGGGTAGATTCAAGTAATTTTAGTGTTATTTATTTTGATGGCGATCAGCAACTTAATTATTTAGAATATCAAAGTGGCTCTAGTGCCGCATTTTTAAGAACACCAAATATTTTTCGTGATCCGACTGCATGGTACCATGTCGCATTTTTATTTGACACTACTCAAGGAACAGCGGCCAACAGAGTAAAGTTGTATGTTAATGGAACTCAAATCACTACCTTTGATTCTGGTGGAACAACGCAACCAGCCGAAGACTTAACTTTAAAAATATTTGCGGCTTCAACTTCTTTAGATGTTGGACAAGATACATCAGGTTCTCCACATTTTATGAATGGATATTTAGCTGAAACACTTTTAGTTGATGGGTCTACTGTGGCAATCGGAGATCTGGGAGAGTTCGATGAAGATTCGCCACAAATTTGGAAGCCAAAAGATATATCTGGAATATCAGTAGGTACGAATGGATTCTATTGTGATTATGAAGATTCGTCCAATCTTGGAAATGCAGTAGATGGTGGAACAGATTTAACAGAAACTAATCTAGTTGCATCAGATCAGACGACGGACACACCAACTTTAAATTATCCAACATGGAATCCTGTAACTACAGCTACGTCTGGATCTGCAGCTTATTCACAAGGTAATTTACAAGTAGTAACTCCAGTTAGTGGTCTTGGATGGAGCATATCAACTATAGGTGCTACAAGTGGCAAGTGGTATGCTGAAGTTTTTGTCGTTGCATATGCAAGTTTAGATAGAACTGCAATTGGAATTACTGGTGATCCTATTGGATCTCTTGCAGGAAATTCAAATATAGGCACATTAACTAATAGTCTTGATGTTGGATATTGGCAAAACGGTTATTCAGCTGTTGGAAATAGTACCGATACCGATTATGGTGATACTTTTGCTGTTGATGATTTAATGGGTATAGCTTTAAATATAGATGATAATGAAGTAATTTTTTATAAAAACAATACAGCTCAAAATTCTGGAACTGCAATATCATTTACTGCTGGTAGTACTTACCATTTTTGTCTTAATGATGGATCTAATGGTGGTGGAAATACTACTGTAACCAACTTCGGACAAAATGGCACATTCAATGGTAATAAAACAGCAGGAGGCAACGCAGATGCTAATGGTCATGGAGATTTTTTTTATGCTCCTCCTACTGGATTTTACGCATTAAATACAAAAAATTTAGCGGAGTTTGGATAATGGCTTATACAACAATAGACGATCCAGAATTATATTTCCAGACTAAACTTTATACCGGAACCGGAAGTTCTCTTGATGTTACTTTAGATGGTGATGAAGATATGTCGCCAAATTTAGTTTGGATAAAAAGAAGAACAAACGCATCAGACAAACACGTGTTTTATGATACTGTAAGAGGTGTTCAAAAAAGACTAATGACAAGCGAAAACGATGCAGAAGATACACAAGCACAACACGTAACAGCTTTTAACTCAGATGGATTTACAGTAGGAACTGGTGGTGCTGTTAATACTTCAAGTGAAACATTTGTAGCTTGGTGCTGGAAAGAGAGTGCTGATGCTGGGTTTGATATAGTTGGTTTTGCTGGAACTGGAAGTGCTAGAACAGTATCACATTCACTTTCAGCAGTTCCTCATGTTTATATTGTTAAGAATAGAGAGAGAGCAGCTAATTGGTTGGTTTATCATCATAAAAATACAACAGCACCAGAAACTGATTATTTAGAATTAAATAATAATCCTGCGACTGCAGATTATCCATTCTGGAATGATACATCTCCAACTTCAAGTGTATTTAGTGTAGGTCCTTCTGGAGCCAATGGTGATGTAGTTAATGCAGATGGTGAAAACATAATCACTTATCTATTCACAGAAAAACAGGGTTTCAGCAAGTTTGGTTCATACACCGGCAACGGACATGCTACAAACGGTCCATATGTCTACACCGGATTTCAACCGGCTTGGATTATGGTTAGACGAGCCGTTGGCGGCACAGGAAATTGGATGGTAGTGGATAATAAAAGACCTGGTTATAATCAAGAAGATAATTATAAATATGATTTTAAAATTAATAATACTGATGCAGAAAGAACTAGTGTTACATCTGCAGATTTTTTTTCCAATGGTTTTAAAGTAAGGACTGATTCAACAGATTGGAATACAGATGGCCACACATATGTTTATATGGCATTTGCACATGCACCATTTGTGAACAGCGAGGGCGTGCCTTGTAACGCAAAATAATTATGCTACAAAAACTAGGATTTCAACCCGGATTCAATAAACAAGTCACAGCAACTGGAGGCGAAGGCCAATGGATTGGTGGTGACTATGTTCGCTTTAGATATGGTACACCTGAAAAAATAGGAGGTTGGGCTCAGTTAGGAGATTCTACTCTTACAGGAAGAAACACAGCACTTCATCATTTTGTCAATGCCAGTGGTATTAAATACGCAGCTTTAGGCACAAACAGATTTTTATACATATATTCTGGAGGAGCATTTTATGACATTACTCCTATCAAAGCTACAACAACATTAACCAACGCCTTTACAACAACAAATGGTGATGCAACGGTTACAATAACTTTTGCATCTGATCATAATATTTCTAAGTATGATATTATTCGTTTAGATAATTTTACTGCAATTACGAATTCTGATTTTGGTTCGAGTGATTTTGATGATACTAATTTCATGGTTACAACAGTCCCAAGTTCAACGACTATTACAGTTGAAATGGGATCCGCTGAATCTGGATCAGGAGCCAGCACTTCAGGTGGAATAAGAGTTCAGCATTTTTATTCAATTGGACCTGCGGTTGAAGAGTCAGCTGCTGGTTGGGGACTTGGTCTTTGGGGTGGTACTGTTGCTGGAGAAATTACAGACACACTAGATGGCGCATTAACTTCAGGTTCTTCTAGTATAGTTTTAGATAATTCTGCATCGATGCCTGCTTCAGGAACTGTTTTAATAGATAGTGAACGTATTGCTTATACAGCTAATGCTACTGGAACAGGAACTTTATCTGGCTTAACAAGAGGATCAGACAATACAACAGCTGCATCACATAGTGATGGAGCAACGGTTACCGATGCCTCGGACTATACGAAATGGGGTGCATCGCAAACTGGAGATATTGTGACAGCTCCAGGTTTATGGTCCCTGGACAATTTTGGAAATAAACTTATTGCAACTATCTTTGATGGTGCAACTTTTGAATGGGATTCAGATGCAACGGGTGCTACATCAACTCGTGCAACCATCGTTGCCAATGCTCCAACAGCAGCGATACAGACTTTAGTATCAACACCCGATAGACACTTAATTTGTTTGGGAACAGAAACTACAATTGGTACAACTAGTACACAAGATGACATGTACATAAGATGGTCGGATCAGGAGAGCATCAATGCTTCAACTTCTTGGGCACCATCAGCAACCAATACCGCTGGTACACAAAGATTGGCTGACGGAACACGGATCGTGGCAGCGATAAGAGGTAGAGATGCAATTTACATTTGGACAGACACATCTTTATTTATTATGAGATTTGTTGGTGCACCTTTTGTATTTTCATTTCAACAAGTTGGAACGAGCTGTGGATTGATTGGAAAGAACGCAGCAGTAGAAGTAGATGGTTCTGCTTACTGGATGTCGGAGAATGGTTTTTTTAGATATACTGGTAAACTAGAATCTTTAGCATGTCTTGTTGAAGACTATGTTTATGATGATATTAATACAGTTCCTAAACAGCATATCTATGCTGGATTAAATAATTTATTTGGTGAAGTCACATGGTTTTATCCAGGAAGTGGTGCTGCATCTAATAATAGATCAGTGACTTATAATTATATGGACTCAACACCAGAAAGACCTGTATGGACTACGAGTACATTGGCAAGATCTTCATGGTCGGACTCACATATATTTGGAAAACCACAT